ATCCACATGAGCCCGTCCTTGGTGAGGAAGGTCTGGTATGCCTTGACCGGGCCGTCGATGACCTTCACCGCAAAGTAGCCCATCTGCAGGTACTTCTGCATGGGGTCGTTGCGGAACCCCAGCTTGCTGCGCTTGGTGGACAGCCACCCGCGGGCCCGCATCACACCGATGAACTTGTTGGGGCGATAGCCCAGGATGCGACCGACGTTCTGCAGGTTGATGAGCCCGTCGGATTCCATGTACATCTTGTACCGCTCGACCAATGGCTCCATGGTCTTGACCTTTTCCTTCAGCCGCTCGATGGTCCGTTGAGCTGCGAGCACTGCCCGGGCCATAATCATCTCGTCAGTGTCGCCATCCTCGGCCTGGATGTACCCGCCGGTCTGTCGGATCTCAGGCAACACCTCCTCGGTGACCCAGGCCTGGAACATCTCTGCCTCGAACATGTTGCTCCGCATGATGAGCCGGTAGAGGTCGGACTCAGGGATAATCTGAAGGCCACGGGGTGGGATTTCCAAATACGGTATTTCACCGTATTTGAGTATATCCGAATGCTTACAGTGTGCTGTGACCGCATCATTGGAACGAGCGTACCCCAGCACGTCGCACACGTCCTTTGCCACGAACCACGCTTGACCGTCCTTGTTCACCACGCGAATGTCATTGCCCTTGAAATTGTACAACGAAACTACTTCACCCATTTGCTTTCTCCTTTACTCTAAGATCTTAATAAGAACCTCATCCCTGCGGGATAGGTTGGTTAGGAACCTATGACTGCGTCATAGGCAAACTCGACCAGCATGTTGTTCCAGAAGGCCCGGTCCACCTGCGCTGGTAAATCAGAGGCGGCGGACAGCTTTTCCACTCGGTCCATCATGTTTTCAAGGGCGGGTGCCACGAGGGTTGTGTAGTCCTGGGTGCCGTTCTTGACGTCCCGCAGCAGATCCGCATCGGCCAGGGGGAACGATAGATCCTTGAGAGTCAGGATCTCCTCCATCTGGAGAGCTGCTCTCATGGCGTGCGAGACTGCCTTCCAGTCAATGCCCTTATTCTCTTTCGCAGCCTGGGCCCGATGCCCGTACTCCTTGAGTATAATCTCCAGGGATCGGAGTACCTCACTGGTCTTGACCGTCTCAAGGAACCGCTTGCCGATGACCTGATAGATCCGATGCGGCGTGCGGACATCAGGATCCAGCTTGTGAATGTGCTCGCCAGTCGGCAAAGCCTCCCAAACATCCCGCATCCGGCTTTCATTTTCCTCCTTCCGTAGGAACTCAACGACCCGGGCAACATCATCCAAGCGAGACCCCTTGATCCCGTACTTGGCGGCTTGCTTGCGGGCGTAGCCCACAAAGGCGCTCATGTTTTTGCTGTACGCCATGTGCCGGTTATCGTGGATCCGCCTCCAGATCTGGGTAGCGATCATGCACTGGCGTGGTTTGATATGGATCATGTCGATTGCGACGGTTTCACCCTTGGTGAGCAGCTCAAAAAAATAGTGGAGGCTGTAGATCTCGATGTCCACATCGTTTGCCCCGTTCTTCTGGCCCTCCACATGGCCCTGCTTGCTGTTGTACGAGTACGACCTGGGGATGTTCCCGGCCAGGATCTGCGCTGCCGTCGGCAGGTAGACCCCCTTGACGTCCGAATCGCTTTCCGGTGTGTCGGTTCCGTACAGGTGCGATCCGAAGATCGCGAGCATGACAAGCTTGCCCGGGCATCCAGTCAAGCGCTTGATGTCCTCCTCTGGACTGTTCACTATTCACCTCCTTCAATGAACTCGAGGATCTGCTCCTCGGTGTACGCCTTGGGATCCTTGGGGCTGTAGATCCGCTTGACCGGAAGGTCGAACGCCCGATACCTCAAGGTCCGTTTGAGTGAGTACTGCGCTTTGTCCGCATCGAGCCAGATATGGATGGTCCGGTAGTGTTTCGCCAGCTCCAGAATCAGATCGTCTGGGATATACGAGCCCAGCAGTGAGATGGCATCCATCACCCGGCCAACCTTGATGGCACTGATGATGTCCTCGACGAGGACCACGCCATCCGTTGTGGGTTCCGCCTGAGTGCGGAAGATGATGCCGGATCTCCCGGCTTGTTTCTGGTTGACCCACTTGGCTTCCCCGTCCCGAAAAGAGCGGCCCTGCCAGTAGATCGGCTTGCCGGTGCCGTCATGGATGGGGATGACCAGTCTCCCTGCGCCCCAGTACATCCCGTACCGCGCATACTCGGCATCGGTGATGCCGTACATCATGAGCCATGCATCCAACTGCGTGCGCTCTTTTTCATTGATCATGCCTGAGTTGACGGGCAAAACGACGGTCCTGGTGACCGGGTTGATGCGGTATGTCTGCTTTGCAAACGCCGCGATGGCGCTGGAGCTCATCCCATCGAGCCCCCGGTAGCCCCCAGCCCCGCACCGATGACACTTGTACTTCCAGCCGGATCCGGTGCGGGTTACAATCAGGCATGGGTTTTTCCCATCGGAGCACCCATCGTGCAAGTAGCGGACGGGCACACCCTCGGGGGTGTTCGGATCAAAATACTGCTCATCGTTAATCTTTTGCACGGGCGTCTGCCTCCCCTTTAACCAGCACGTGGTCAACGCGTTTTTCCACATCGACCAGTGGGCACACTGGCTGCACTTGCCCTGGTTGTCGATGTTCCACGAGCCCCCAGTGGCAGGAGCAACAGGATCGAGTGTCGTTCTTGAATACTACTTGCATCTTTGCCTTACGCCTCCATAAGCTTGAGGTTAAAAAAAAGGGTGGAGGGGTACCTTCCTCCACCCAGAATTGTCATCCCGCTCTTGCTATGCAGCCTCCTTATGCTCCTGCAACCATACCAGTATCTTGTGAAGCAGAACCGTGCATGAAGCTCGCTGGTGGATCATGGTCAGCAGCTGCTGCTGGTCCCGGTGATGCACCGTGTAGCAGTAGCGTCCTGGCCCGCCCGGTTTGGAACGACGGTTGTCCGTAACCCATATGATTTGTGGTATGTTCTCCTCCTTGTTTTTTGGTTGTTGGTTTGTGCATCCAATCCAGGGCAGGGTCGAGGAGGGGAAGGCTACTCACCGCCCAAGGTTGCGACCCTTGCGCCGAGACGGTGAGCCCTTTTCGGAAACGCAGCATCCACGGACGATTCAACGGTGCTGACCAAGCACCTCCACGCTACCCGTGCGCCCAACGTCGCCTATCCCCTGGTCTGCCCTCGATTGGGGGCACAAGCCCCCGCAGTTAAAACACCTCCAACATGATCAACCTCCCGGTGCGGTTATAAAAACCCAGCATATCGAGGAAGTGGCAGGGCTCATGATACCGTTCCCAGGTTGCACCCTGGTAGGAAACGCCGTTCCGCATGACCAGGGTGGATCCCTTGACCATGTGGGTTTCCATATCCAGGGCCCAGGTGTATTCATAAGTGAACAGCATCTCATGCTGGATGATCTTCGCTATGATCTGCATCGGGCCACCTTCCTGGCGAATCGCGCTTGCATCTCCTGCCAGCCAAGCAGGAAGGCCCCAGTGCGCCACTGGTCCCGGCGGAATGCGTTGCGAGCAATCCAGCGCCGGGATCGCAGTGGGCTCATCAGTGGATCCTGCATGTTGGTCCTGACCATCCAGCGAGCCATCCGCTTGGTGCTCCTGATCCGTTGCTCCTCCTCCAGCACCTCACGCTCTTGCAGGTACTGGCGGATCTTTGGGGTCATGGGGTTGGCACTGATCGCGGCGTTGATGTCCGCGATGGTGTAGTCGATTGCCTCCTCCCGCATGTAGCGGGCCCGCTTTGCATCGATCATTTGGGCACCTCCCGATTGATGGGGCTATTGATGCTGGGCACAAGGATGTGCCTCAGAACATCAGCCCGGTCGATGTAGAATCCTCCTTGGGCGCACTTGGGGCAGAGCAACCCACCGTCCCGTGTGCGCTTGTCCCTGCGGAACTGCCGCCCGCACGCCACGCACTTGGCTTTGTTCATATGAGTACCTCCATTGGTTTTTGGTTGACTTGACCTGCCGGAAGGCTCCACCAAGGTGGAGCCCCCTACTTGCCCGATCAACCGATCAGCTTGACCAGGGCATCCACGCCCTTCTGCATGAGCTGATCACCGGATCCGAAATTCACCGACTCAAAGCGCACTTCCTGCTCGTCCCGCTCGCCGCGGACACGAGTGGTGCGGTTGTGGTTGACGTACTCGGTAAGGGCATTCAGGGCATGATATGCCGTGCCCTTGACCCCAGGCAGCTCGGTGCCAGCACCGCTGTAAAGCAGCTGGACAAAGTCGGCCTTGACGTTGGTCATGCGGCTCAGTGAGCGCTGGTTGTTGGCTGCAGGTGCCGGGTGGAGCTCTTCGAACCATTCCACCATCTGGGTTTCGGTCATGCGGAACTGGGCGAAGCGCTTCATGCGACCATCAAACTGGTCGATCTCCTGGCGCATGTACCCCAGCATTTTGATCGCCGTGTCGAGCCTCACCTCGACGTTGGTCGTGTGTTTGAGGTTGAACACCCGCTTGCTGCTGGGCAGCTGATTGGTGCAGATCCAGCGGTTGCTGATGGCGCGGCCCATGACGCTGTACGAGCAATCGAAGCTCGTCATCGCGATGAATGAGCGGCGGATCGGATCCCCCGGCACGTACTCGGCATCGCCCACCGTGACCGACACGCCCATGACCGATCCACCCCGCAGGTTGAGCACCTTGTCGATGGTGCCGCCCACCTGCCGGGTGAGCTCCCCGATCATCTCGTAAAAACGACGGGGTTGAACCGGCGCGTAGCCTTTGCCGACGGTGCCCAGGTAGGCACCATTGTCAGACCGGACAACGGCTTTCTTGTCGGGCACCTTGCGACCGTCAGGGAGGTGCAGATCCACCATCTTTGCTTCGAACGCGTGATTGCCGGAAACCATTGCCTCTTCTGCATTGTGGGTGCTGACTTCGATGAAATTTCTCATGATTTTCTCTCCTATTTGAGTGAGTTGATGGTATCGTTAAGTGCCTGTTTTTGGGCTTTCTTGAGTGAGTGCCGGTAGAGTCGTTTGGCGAACATGAACGCGCCGTCGATTTCATTGCGTTGGGATGCTGTGCAGTCGACCCCAGCTTCCTTGATTGTGGATGATCCCCCAGTGCGGCGGACCTCCCTGCGATGCACAATCGCGATGCCGTGGACCGCTCGAGAGATCGCGGCCTTGAGCAACTCATACTCGGCAGGGCCAGTAAACCGCCACCAGACACGAGTCATCACCGGCGGCACGGTGAAGAAGTCTTCGTACCTGAGCCCATTTGCTTTCAGCACTCGGTCCATCGCAGCTTTCGCCGCATCTTTTTCTCCTTGGGTTGCTCCTCGATCCATCAGTGCTTTGATGGAGGAGACTTTGTGCTTCAACTCAGCAGTAATCATTCCGCCTCCACGTCCGCCAGGGCCACGATGCGAGGCATCGGGATCCAAGCTTTGTTAGTGATTTCGACCACTTCGAGGTCATTGCCCAGCATGTACTCTCGCACGTATTCCCAAGCCATCTCACACCCCATGTCGGTGGGATCATCCACCAGATCAGCTGGAAGAGAAAGACGAGCAGGGGAAGGAGTAGAACATGCGAGCAGTAATGCTGCTGCCAAAGGTGCCAATTTTCTTCTGATCATTTGCTTCTCCTTCGTTGTTCGTTAGTCAGGAAAGTGGCTCCATTGCTGGAGCCGCTTGCTTGGCCCGCGAACTATTTCCTTTTGACCGGCTTGCCGGTCTTGGGATCGCCCTCGACGAAGTCAGGGCAACGGTTGATCTTGCTGCAGCCAGAGCGACCGCACGAGCAACAGTACTTTGCATCTATAGGCACCTCCGAGTGTGGCCATCCAGGCCTGGGTGCTGTTCTCGCATGTGATCTTCATGATACCCTCCATTGTAGGTTGATTGATCCGTTCGAGCTCCCAGGCGTGCCTGGGGGCCCTGGCCGACGCAATCAACAGCGATCCGCGCCATACCACCGGGCGATCAGTGTCGAGCCGGTCTTGACGTGATACCGGGCCATCGCGGCGTTTATGATGTCTGCCGCCCCAGTGTTGTCGAACATGCCGGGTTGATAGTTGACTGCCAGGATCCACTCGATCAGCATCAGTGCTTGCATCATTGGTTAAGCCCTCCCCAGCGGCGGAAGCCGCTGACTTCTGCGTATCCATCCTCGTAAGCGTGCCGAGCAGCACCGCGGTCCCCGCAGGGATCCTCGAGCTGCACTGCCCGGTGGAACCAATCAGTGTGGAACCGTGCGTTTGCTGCGTCCCGGTGTTTGACTGCCAGGGCAGTTTTGCGCCCTATGTCCCTGTAGGTCTCGAGTGAGTTCATCATGCTTGCACCTCCGCGTAGACGGGTTTGCGGCGTTTCCAGCCGTGCGTTTTGATCTCTTCTGCCACCACCTTGATGGTGCCTTCTGCGTCCTGGCGATCACCGTAGGGGATCATGCCCACCTGCTTGCGATCACGCTTTATAATGATCTGCCACTCATCCCAGTCGCGGTCGAGCTTGACCGCGAGGGTGTAATTGCCGATGGTGATCTTCTCCATGGTGCCCTCCTATTGATACAGGTAGTGGTTGACCAGGGCGGAGCAGATCTCCACGTCGCGGTAGCGTGCCCAGTGGTCAGGATTGGTGCCACGGTAGCGGCGAGGGTGGAACTTCTCGCGGAGGCGGCGAGCCGCCAGGATGCTGCGTCTGTGGCCTTCGCCATCAAAGTCCCTGTTTGCTGCTGCGATCATTTCCTGTGATGGTTTCATCATGATTTTTCTCCTTGTTGTTGTGGATTCGATCCGAGCTCACCGGCAGGTGAGCACCGATCCAACCCACAACGTGGGTATGGCGCGGATTTGACCAGATTGCCCAGGTTGATGCCACCCTGGCGGATCAGTTATCTGATTGCTGCCTCGTGCGTTGCGATCCCCACATGTAGAGTGATGGAAGGGATTTCGGCACGCGCCGCGTACAATCTGGTCTGGAGCTCTACCTCGATTCGAGCCCGACGTCCGCTTTTATCTCCCGCCCCAGGTCGCCTGTACGACCTTTATTGCCTTCAGATCAGGGTCATTTCGCGCACCCGGTCTTTTGGGTGTACTCGCGGCATGTCGTCTGCCGCTCTATGTGGGTGTTCCAACCGTCCGCCGCTCTCGCGACCCCTGTTCACTCCAGGGGATTTTATGTGTCGTGCCTTTCGTTTTGGTTTTCGTTTCGCCGGTCGGTTTCCCGCCCGGTGATCAATACCTATCAGGAAGCCTTACGACATTGCAAGCACTTTTTTTCGCTCAGGTGAAAAAAGTCCGCAAACCGTTGCAGGACGGGCATTCTTGAAGGATCACGAAAAGAGCTTGGCCTTACGCGTGCGTATCTTCTATATAGCCCGGTGGCACCCAATGGGTGCCGAATAAGGGCAGCTCCAGCTGCATGAAAAGGCCCCAAAAAAGCACCCACCAGCGCCCTTCGGCGCGGAGGGATTTAATCAAGGATCATGGCGTGATAGGTTCATCGGGTGAGCTCCCCTGCACGGGCTCAAAAAGGACCGAGCGCCCAGGTGGCCTATTCGGAATCATTCTCATCTTAGCTCGCAGGATCATGAGTGAGGTTCACTGTGTCAAAAAGGACACACTTTTGGACCTCAAGGTTAACAGGTGTTAAGGAAAACAGCAGGATCTGAGTGAGGTTAGTGTATTGATCACACGGGGTTATGCGTCTCAAATCGCCTCTGGCGTGAGACACATCTGTCTCACTTGATACACGTATGTCTCATTAACCCAGGCACTTGTGTCTCATCCTTCAAGTGATACATGAGGGTTTGGATCTGCTGGGCAGGTTCAATCGGCGCTGGTGCGCCTCCTGGCGGGCCTGTCGTGCGTCGAGACTATCAAAGGACTAACAATGAAGCAGAGCAGCTGCTGGAATATCTAATGATCACGCATGGTTCATGCGTGCGAGCGCACAATTCCTTCTTCATGGGTGGGCCTTTGGCCCTGGTTTCGCGGGCCTTTGGCCTGTCTGCTGGGATCGAGTGAGCTGCTGGCAGGTGCGCCCGCGGCGTGCATTCAAATGGCACGCGTTTCGACCCCCCGGGGGGGAGGGGGGAGCAGGGGGCCCAGTGGTCCAGCCATGCTGGCTGGCCACCCACATATACATTCACGCACACAAATTTTTGTTGGGAAACTGCCGAGGCGAGGCGGGCCGAGCGCAGGGAGAAACTCACTGCCGCCTCCCGGCGGCGAGGTTCCTCCTCCTCCTGCGCTAAGATCTTTAGGTTCCTTAGTTGATCCCTTAAGGGATCAAGGTTCCTTTAATAGGATCTTATAAGATCTTTATATAGGTACATAAGGATCCTAAAGTTCCTTTATTTTTTTTTTCTATAAAAAAAAAATAAGAAGATCTTCTCTCTCTATGAGAGAGATGAACCTACTCCCTACCGGGAGTAAGAACCTGCCTTCCGGCAGGTTGATAACTGTTTTGCCATCCGGCAGCTCAATTGTAATCGTTTTCCCCCGGCAGGGGGAGGATCCACCTTACGTGTTCGTAAAATTTTTATACCACACAATTTCCGGCAGTTAGGTGCTCTCACCCTTACGGGTGCCCTTGACTTTTGCTGTGGAGTGCTTATGTTGTGGTTAAGAGAGGTTGAACCAGGGACAACTCACACGCACGCACCTTGGAGGGAGGGGAGGAAATTTTTGGAACAGGAAACAACGGACTTGGATTTATTCGAATGGGAAAAGCGCGAGCGCGAGGAACATCAAGCCGCGTTCGATGAACAATTTGACGAGGACCGCATGGCGCGGATCTTCAGTGAGTTTCGGCGGGACTTCGAAGCGGGACTCACCCGGGCCGAGCTGATGCGAAAGTACGCACTGCGGCTCGACCAAGCAAACCGGTTGCTGACCATCTGCAACCGCCGCCCGGTAACCGCCCCCGGCTACAAGAAGGTCTCCTTCTTTCGGGTGGAAAAATTTTTGCCGCGACCTTTACAAGGTCGTAAGGCTGATTAAGTTGTGATTAAGAGTAACTGCTCGCTTGGAAGCGAGGAGACGGCATACTTCGATATGACTCCATTATGTCTTGCCAGAAAACAGCCGACTCCAACTTTCTCCTGGTGAGCCCTAACAAACACAATCCACTGGACAGCAACGGCTTGGGGTACTTCTGAAAAAACTGACTTCCAACGTCTGTATAAAAACCCCCGACCGGTCTCCCTTCCAGTGAAACTTTTTTCCAGAGCAGTGAGAGATAGGGTTACTTCGTAGCTCAATGGTAGAGCAGCCGTCTTGTAAACAGCATGTTGTTGGTTCGACTCCAACCGACCCCGCAAGGGGTCATACCCTGCTCGCTTTCTCTCTGGACCGTTTATTTTCCTTTGGCAGTGAAGGCATCGGGTTACTTCGCTTATGGTGCGAGAGGTCGTTGGTTCGAATCCAACCCAGCCCCCCATATCTTACGGGGCTGGTAGCTCTTGTCGGTTAGAGCGCTATTCAATACCCGCGCCGCGGTCCTCCAAAGGACATCGCTTTCATTCTCTGGCAGTTAAGGATCAAGGTTACTTCGCTTGCTTTGAAAACAAGAGATATCAGTTCGAATCTGATTCCCGGCTCCACTGTGCCGGGATGGGGTAATGGGAACCCAAACACACCTTGCCTAACTTTCTCCAGAGAACACACAGCATAGTAGGCAACATTCGGCAAGCCGGGTGACTGTTAATCACCGTCGATGCTGGTTCAAAACCAGCCTATGCTGCCATCATATGGCTTTACCCCCAGCTTGAGGGAGCTGGGTTCAACAAACAGACCGGTCATGGAACCGGACATCCAAGGAGGAAAACATGGCTCGTTTCAACAACGCAGTGCAGAAGAAATCCACTCCCAACACCGTCAATCTGGCAGGGGGCAAGGCGTTCACCCAACCGGACAAACTGGCCCTCGTCAGCATCCTGCTGACGTCCATGCTCAAGGACCAGTATTACGAGAAGGGCGACACCGCCAAGGACCGGCTGGTCGAGTTGATCGGCAAGGTAGATCCACTGTTCGCCGCCAAGGCGGCGGTTTTCGCTCGCAACGAGTTCGGCCTTCGGTCGATCAGCCATGTTGCGGCAGGTGAGATCGTAAACCGTGTCAAGGGTGAGACCTGGACCAAGGACTTCGTCAACGCGGTTGTTCGCCGCGCCGACGACATGACCGAGATCCTGGCTTACTACCTGGGCAAATACGGAAAGCCGGTCCCCAATTCCCTGAAGAAGGGGCTCGCCCGAGCCATCGGGCGCTTTGATGCCTACCAGCTTGCCAAGTACAAGGGCGGCGGCAAGGCGATCAGCATGGTGGATGTGGTCAACCTCGTTCACCCGAACCCGACCGAGCGCAACAAGCAAGCCCTCCAGCAGCTGATCAACGGCACCCTCGTGTCCACCGAGACCTGGGAAGCCAAGCTCAGTGAGGCTGGCAAGAGTGAGAACGCCGTGGATGCGAAAGCCGAAGCGTGGCAGGAGCTGCTCCAGAGCGGCAAGATCGGGTACTTTGCCCTGCTCCGCAACCTGCGGAACATCAGCACCCAGGCACCCGCGCTGATCCACCGCGCCGCCGAATTGCTCACCAACGAGGTGGCGATTCGGAAAAGTCTCGTCATGCCGTTCCGGTTTACCACGGCATACAGTGAGGTCTCCGCCCTGGATCGTCGGCTGGCCGTCGCTCTGAGCAAGGCCATCGACATCAGCTGTGCCAACGTCCCTGCCCTGCCCAACTCGCTGGTCGTCATCGACTACAGCAGCTCCATGGGTGAGGGAGTGGATAGTGCCAAGGGCAAGGGCACCCTGCTGGGTGCGATCCTGGCAAAGGCCAGCAACGCCGACGTCATGATCTTTGGCAACACCGCGGCATACCTTCCCTACAACCCGCTGGACTCGACCATGACCATGTTCGAGCAGTTCATGCGTCATAACCAGGGCGGGTGGGGCTGGTCTTCCCGGCGACAGACCAGCAAGAGCCAAGGTGGTTTGATTGAGGTTGGTCACGGCACCGACTTCAACGCCATCTTCGAGAAGGCCCAGTCGGCGTACGACCGGATCTTCATCTTCAGCGACATGCAGGGATGGCGGCATGGGGGCGCGCCCACGGTGGCCTTCAACGCGTACAAGAAGCGCACCAAGTGTGAGCCCTACATCTACAGCATGGATCTGACCGGCCATGGAACGATGATGTTCCCCGAGGACAAGGTCGCCGCGATCCCGGGCTTCAGCGAAAAGATCTTCGACCTGATCAAGGTCATGGAGCAGGACAAGCAAGCCCTGCTCAAGAAGATCGAGTCGGTCACTTTCTGATGAAAGTCCGCTTCTGGAAGCACAGGGTTGGTCGGCTGACTTTTACAGTCAAGGAGTGGAGCTGCTGCGAGAACTTGTGGCAGCTCCTTCTTTCAAGCAAGTACCCCGAGAGGAACCGCTGGTCCCCAGTGTGTCCCACTTGTGGAAGCATTATTCGAAGCTATTGATGCGGTATGGGGAAGCAGTCATCCCGCTTGGCTCATAACCAAGAGATCCTCGGGGCAGATCCGAGTGCCGCTACCAAATTTTGTGAGGTAAAAACGAATTGGCTACTGGATGCCACTGCTGGGAAACCCGTTAAATACTTGCCGAGTAGAGCAGTCTCCAGCCTCACAAACTTTTTCGGGTGTGCCGGAAGGCAACGGGTGAGCCGGTAGGTTGTGGCCCTACTGTAGAGAGTTCGAGTCTCTCCTGGCACCCCACAATTTTCTTGCGTCGGTCGGGCAGTGTGGTGAGCCCAGGGGGCTGTAACCCGCTCGTCTTACGACGTGGATGTTCGATTCATCCCCGGCGCACCATTTTTCCAAGGAGGTCCAATGAAGAAACACTTTTTCCTGGCACTGTTCCTGGTGCTGGCTCTTACGAGTGGGGCTCTGGCAGAGCCTGTCACCCTCAAGTGGGATGCCGTCAATCCGGCCCCAACTGGGTACCGGATATACCAGCGCGTAGCCAAAGTGCCATACAATTACCTCTCTCCGGTCTGGCAAGGACCAGAGACCACATGCACCATCGACGTGCCGGTAGGCACGGAGGCTGCGTTCGTAGCCCGGGCGTATGTGGTTGGGGGCATCACCGGTAAGTCCCAGGAAAGCGGGGACTCCAACGAAGTCATCTATCTGAAATCCCCGGCATCTCCCAAGAACATGATCATCGAAGGCCTGGAACAGATGATTCAAGGCTTAAACAAAGTCATCGAAGCAGTAAAGATTGGAGGATAATATGAAACAATTTGTTGTAGTTCTCATGCTGTTGTGCGCCCTTTGTGTGGGCTGTATGAAGGTTCCGATGGAGGGCGTGCAGTCCGGTTCCATGTATGCCGGTGATTGCTCTTCCGACGAGAACTTTCCCAAGTATTTTGAATGTCAAGCAATGACTTCCGGCGGAAGTGACACTGAATAAGTTTGGGCCATAAGCCCTCCTCCCATCAGGTAGCCGCGTGCAGGTCTGACAAGGAATCTTTCTTCCGCATTGCCTGATGGAAGTTCCGGCTGGGTGGTCCTCCTCCTACCACCCAGCCGGTTTCCCTTTTCATGCCTCGCTGACGGAACTGGCATACGTCCCTGCCTTAGAAGCAGGTTTTTCGGAGTTCGACTCCCGGCAGGAACTCCATCCCCGTGGGCTGATAGTTTAATTGGGAAAACACCTGCCTTGCAAGCAGGGGTTCTGGGTTCGAGCCCCAGTCTGGTCCACCATCCCTCCACACCAGGAAAATAAATGGCAATAGCAGTAACCGGGTACACCATACTCACTGACACAGATGGTAATGTGTCACAGAGCGTGACCGTCCCAACCGGGTCAGATTACTGTCTGGCATTTTTAGGGTCAGATAACGGCCCTACAATAAACAGCATATCCATCGGCGGGCAAGCGATGAGCCTACTCGTTGCAGGGGGTGGTTGGGCATTAACCAATCGACTCTATGGTTGCCCAGTTACTCCAGGTACTCGCACATTCTCTCTTTCAACAGCCAGCCCCTTCAACTACCTTGGTGCCCCAGGACTGATTTTCCTATCAGGAGTTGGCTCTGTTCGAGCTTCAGCCGGGAATGGTTTGTCAGCGATTGGTACACTAAGCCTCGCTGATATCATGTCACAAGCTGATGATTTCGCCATCATCATCGGTGCTCATGATGGGTATAGCTCCCCCGGAGCTCAAGATGTAGAGCTCAATGGCCAGACAGCAATCTTTGAGAATCAAAATGTTAACTATGGTGGTTTCGGCGCAGCATCAAACGGCTCGTCGGCCAACAACGCGCTTATCACCTTCAACGTGCCCAGCGGATCCTGGGGGCTGATCACACACATGGCGATCTACGACCAGTCCACAAACATGTTGATCTATACCACGGCAACGCCGAACCAGACACCAGCAAGTGGCGACACAGTCCAGTACGCCATCGGCGCACTCACTGTCACCTTGGATTAAGCCGGGAGGATGTAAATGTCAGAGACTTGCTACCTGGGGAGAGATAACGCCTTCGCCAAGCAATTGGTGTTGGATGGCACTCCGCTTACCCCAGCAGAGATGGCTGCGATTACCCGGGTAGACCTGATCTATCTGGGGGTATCGTATAGCTCATCATCCTTCCCGACCGCGTTTGATTGGGTTTCCAAAGCATCCGACGCAACGGTTGTTTTTAAACCTGGGAACATCCCAACCATCCCCGCGGGACGAGATAAGGAAGCAGAGTTTATCGTGTACGCCCCTGATTACCCCGACGGGATCGTGTGGGGCCATATTGATCTGAAGATGATTGACCTTGGTGTTTAATGTCCGATGAGTGGAGTATCCCGGGATCCGGCCAGCAGAAAAAACCAGCCAAACCTACCCCCAAGCCGAAACCAGCCAAGAAGACGCCCGCGACCCTTAAGGAGAAGCGGGCCAAGTTCCTTCTGCACATGCTCAAGGAAGAGCACAAATTTGATCTGGTTGGCGAGATCATAAAGACCTACCGCGAGATCGAAGAGCTCGAAGACGACCACATGCGTTTACAGCTCATGAGGTCAGTTCAAAAAGACCTCATGAAGTATTGCTTCCCCACCCTCAAGTCCACTGAAACCCACAAAGAAACCGAGCAGACCATCATCAACTTCAATTTGCCTGTCCTTCCGAGTCAGCCTAAGAAAGTGTCTCCCGATTACCTGGATGCGCCTCTCGATATCGAAGACGGTGAAATCATAGATTAAGAAAGGGGGCGAGCCCCATCGAAATAAATTACTTTGCAAACCGAACCTTCATGAAGGTGCATCGCGATCCAACCCGGTACCTGTTCATTCGAGGACCGGTGGGTTCCGGTAAGTCCAGTGGGTGCATCATGCACCTGTTCATGAACGCCATGAACCAAGCTCCGAACCAGCTTGGGATCCGCAAGTCCCGCTACGCGGTGCTGCGATCCACTTACCCCGCCCTGAAGACCACAGTCGTCAAGTCCTGGGTGGACTGGTTTGAGAACCGGATCAGGATCGTCTACGACGTGCCCATCAGGGGCACCATCGAGATGGGTCTGGCTGACGGCACCACCCTGCAGATGGAGATCCTCTTCATCGCTCTGGACCGCGAGGAGCAAGCCAACAAGCTCCAGTCCCTGGAGCTGACCGGGGCTCACATCAACGAAGCAGCCGAGATCGCCAAGCCGGTCTTTGACCTTCTCAAGACCCGTATCAACCGATACCCGCCCCCCAAGGACGGGGGTGCAACTCACCCGTTCATCATCAGTGACTACAACTCGGTCGACATCGGTCATTGGCTCTACAAGGTGGCCGAGGAAGAGCGCCCTGAAAAGCACAGCTTTTACGCTCAACCCCCTGCACTGATCTTCGACGGCAAAAAGTACCGGCTCAACCCCGAGGCAGACAACCTGGGGCACTTTGATGAAGACGGCAAATGGGTGCAGCACCTCGATCCAGACTATTACCTGGACATGATTGCTGGTGCCGAGGACGACTTCATCAACGTCTATGTGCTTAACAACTACGGAAGCCTCCGCCAGGGACGACCGGTCTACAAGGCATACGATGATAAAGTACATGCAACAGACCGTATTATCAAACCTCTTGAGGGTTTACCTCTCATTATCGGTATGGACTGTGGACTTACTCCAGCAGCTGCTATTTGCCAGCTTAGTCCTCTTGGGCAAATGGTCATTCTAAAGGAGCTGGTTACCGAGAACACCAGCATCCAAGAGTTCGCACATGACCATCTCTGGCCGTTGATCCATAACCAGTACCGCAAGTTCAACTTCGAGGTGATCGTCGACCCTGCGGCTCGTAACAGATCCCAGAACGATAAACGATCCGCCATGGACATCCTGCTCAAGGCGGGATTTCCCGTTCGACTTGCCAAGACCAATGAAGAGCTCGCCCGCCGGGAAGCCGTCAATTATTTCCTCCGTAAGAAGGACGGTTTTTTGCTCAACGGCAAAGAATGCACCGTCCTACGGAAGGGGTTCATCTCTGAGTACAAGTTCGCCAAGGTATCCCAGTCGGAAGCCTTCGATCACCGGTTCAAAGAGAAGCCCGAGAAAAACATCTACAGTCACGTCCACGATGCGGCCCAGTACGCAGCTGTTGAGCTGAGTGAAGGTCGCACCCTCCGAGCCAACAAGTCCAAGCACAAAGCCCGCCACACCAATCCCGCCGACACCTCCGCCGGTTATTAGGAACCCTGAATGGATCAAAAAGAAGCTGAAGAGAAAATGCAGTCCCATCTGAGCAAGCTGCTCAAGGACGAAGGTATGCAGCCGGAAACGACTGACCTGAGCCAGTACCAGTCCCCGCTCGGTGGTCTCCTTCGCAAGATGTTCAATGAAGCCGAACGAGATCGAGGGGAAATCGAGGAAGAGTGGATCAATGACCTCCGTCAATTTAAGGGGCTCTATGATCCCACCACCCTTTCGAAGATGCACCCCAAACGATCTAAGGCGTTCCTGAGCATCACCCGCACCAAGGTCAAGACTGTCACCGCCCGAGTATGTGACATCCTTTTCCCGGCCAACGGGGAACGCAACTGGTCCGTCGGCCCAACTCCGGTGCCTGAGCTGGACCCGAACCTCATGCAGAACATCGCCACCCAGATGACACAGATCACCGGGCAAGCACCTACTGAGCCTGAGATCCGAAACCTCGTCTATGACGAGGCAAAGCGTCGGGCGGATGCCATGCAGCGTGAGATCGAGGATCAACTCACGGAGGTCCGGTACAGGGAGATCATCCGCCAAGTCATTCACAGTGGTAACCTTTACGGCACTGGGATCCTCAAGGGCCCCCTCGTAAAGCGCAATGTGAGCAAGCGATGGATGCCCAACGGTACAGGCCAGTGGTCCACCATTCAGATCGAGTCATTGAGCCCCTACTGTGAGTTCATCCCGATCTGGGACATTTTCCCCGACATGAGCGTCAACAACATCGACGACGTTGAGTACATCTTCCAGCGTCACAAGATGCCCAGGCACAAGCTCGTCAAGCTCGGGGATCACCCGGGCTTCAATAAAGAAGCGATCCTGGCCTATCTGAAAGAAAATAAGACGGGCGACTCTCAGATGAAAACCTATGAGAGCAACCTGTCAGACCTGTCCCAGGATGGCAACACCAAGACCAACACCGAGACCCGGGGCAAAAAGTATGACGTGCTTGAGTTCTGGGGATACCTAAGCACAGACCAGTTGCGGGACGAAGGGGTCGAGATCGACGAAGGTATCGGCAACACTGTCGCTGCAAATGTCTGGGTGGTCGGTGACATCGTGATTAAAGCAGTGGTGAGCCCCCTGGAAGGTGCCAACTTCCCGTACCACTTCTACTACTTCGAAAAGGACGAGACCTCCATTTGGGGCGAGGGTATTCCCAGGATCATGCGGGATCCCCAGCGCCTGTTTAATTCCGCGGTGCGAGCCATGCTCGACAACGCCGCAAACGCGGCTGGGCCTTACATCGAAGCGAACACAGACCTGTTGGCTCCTGATGAGGATCCCACCGATCTTTATCCCTTCCGCGTCTTTCAACGAACCGGGACCGGGGTCGAGGCGCAAGCCAAGGCGATTAACGTCTATGACATCCCGTCCCATACGTCAGAGTTCATGGGCATGGTCGAGTTCTTCCTGACCTGTGCCGACGAAATCACAACCGTGCCCCGGTATATGTACGGGGACTCAAGCCGAGTCGGAGGTGCTGGCCGAACCGCAACCGGGCTTTCAATGCTCATGGGTGCTGCGAACATCACGATCAAAGACCAGATCAAGAACTTTGACGATGGCATCACCAAGCGGTTCATCAGAAGCATGTACTTTTGGAACATGGACTTCAACCCGAAGATTGATATCAAAGGAGATTTCAGTGTCAAAGCCGAAGGTACTTCTTCTCTGGTTGCAAAAGAAGTTCTTACCGAACAGCTTATGCAATGGCTTAACATCACGAATAACCCCGTGGATATCAGCCTTACGAACCGGGATGTCGCTCTACGCGAAGCTGCAAAAAGCATGGACCTGGGTGAATACCAACTGGTCAAAGGCCAGGACCAAATCAAGTTCGAACAGGAACAGGCCAATGCCGCAGCCCAGGCCGAACGTAACGCGTTGCTTGAGATTGAAAAACTCAAGGCGATGTCGTCAGGCCACGTTGACACAGAAGGCCAATCAAACCGCCCGACGATGGAACGTGTCCCGCCCGACCAAGTCGAAGCAGGTAAAATCCCGCAGGTAACGACAGCTGATGGACAAACTTTATAACGAGATTCGAGCCTACCAGCACACTGACCTCTTCAAGAAATTCGAAGACCTATTCGAAGCACGGCTGCAAAAGCGCAGGGAGCAGAATGATGCTGCCCCCCTTGAAGAGGTAGCCAAGAACCAAGGAGCCATCTCAGAGTTGAGGTGGCTCCTCAACAATCTTACCACGCGTAAGAGATAGCCCACCTCCAGGGATACTACTCAGCCCCTACACGCAGGAGAACCAGTTTGAAAAAAGAGGAAACTCAATTGACTCCCGAAGAGGAGTTCGCCAAGGCTTTTGCCGAAGCAACCACTGAAGAACCCGCCGAAGGTCAATCGACTGATCAGCCTTCGGAGGGCAAAGAAGAAGAAGGTACGGAGAAGATCCCTCAGTCTGAGGAAGAGACACAGGCCGAAGAAAGCGCCCCTGGCAACCAGGAAAGCGAGACGGACGCAAGTGCAAACCAAGAGGACGAGATAGATTACAAGGCTCTGTACGAAAAGGAAAAACAGAGAACGAGTTCTTGGGAAGGTCGTATCAAGGCAGCAAACAAGAAGGCCGAGGAAGCCGAGCAACGCGCAAAGTACCTCGAGTCTCTTGCCAAGGCGGAGGAAAAGAAAACTCCCACGTCTGAAGCTGTCGAAGATGAAGATCTGAAGAACTTCTTCGAAGAATTTCCAGAGCTGGAAAAACCCTTCAACAAGCTCCTTGCTGTGAAGGGCGAAGCCATCGCTCGCAAAATCGTGCAAGAAGAAATCCAGAAAATCTCACC